AAGAAGCAAACCTCGGACTTCTCCGCCTGCACCACTTGGGGCGTGTTTAAGTATCCAAATCCGGAAACCGGCGTAACACAGAACAACATCATCCTATTGGACGCTGTGAAAGAACGCATGGAATTTCCGGAACTAAAGAAAAAGGCATATGAGATGTACATGCAGTACAACCCAGATGCCTTCATTGTGGAAGCCAAGGCCGCTGGCGCACCGTTGATCTATGAGCTTCGGGCGATGGGTATCCCAGTATCGGAGTTCACCCCGAGTCGCGGTAATGACAAGGTGGCCAGAGTCAATGCGGTCAGCGATTTGTTCTCTAGTGGTGTCGTGTGGACACCGCAGACTCGCTGGGCAGAAGAGGTTGTTGAGGAATTCGCAGCCTTCCCTAACGCCGAGCATGATGACTTGGTAGACTCCAGCACCCAAGCCCTTCTGAGATTCAGGCAGGGCGGGTTTATATCAATCGATAGCGATGAGCCGATGGAAAAGATCCGGCGCCGTCGCATCAACTATTACTGAGGAAAGCATGGCATCGGCTAAGCGCGAGGCAGTGGCGAGCGAAATTCGCAAGTCCTACAAGAAGGGACTCAAAGCCTGCCCGATTGCTACCAAAGATGTGCATGTAAACCTTAAAAACCGCAACCATGCGATTAAAGAGTATGGTTATGGCCCTCTGAATCCCAACGAACCCAACCGCAAGTTCTGGCAAGCGAAGTCGGATATGTGGATGGTTCCTGCGGCTGAAGCCAAGAAGTCGCGATGTGGCAACTGCGCCGCCTTTATTCAAACTCCGCAGATGCTCGATTGCATCGCCAAGGGAATAGAGGCGGGTGATGAGCCACACCAGAGCAATGCCGAAGATGTCATCGAGGCATCGAATTTAGGGTATTGTGAGTTCTTTCATTTTAAGTGTGCCGGTGACAGGACATGCGATGCATGGATTGTTGGCGGCCCTGTCAAATAGGTAATTCATGGCCATCGACAAGGCACTGGTTCCGCTAATTGCAGATGATCCTGATGCTCAAGTCGCAGAACTTGAGATCGATGTCATTGCGATGGGCGATGCTGCCCCGGCCATGACCATCAATGAAGATGGCAGTGTTGAGATTGATCTGGGTGGTTCCGAAGCTTCGGTAGCTACCGACCACGACGCCAACCTTGCTGACTTCATGAGCGATGGCGACCTCGCTTCGCTCTCCAATGAACTCGTGGGTTTGTTCGAATCTGATAAAGATTCTCGTTCGGATTGGGAAAAGACCTACATCAATGGCTTGAGCTTGCTTGGCCTAAAGATCGAAGAGCGTACCGAGCCATGGCCGGGTGCTTGCGGTGTGTTCCACCCGCTGCTCACTGAGGCAGTCGTTAGGTTTCAAGCACAGGCAATTACCGAAATCTTCCCTGCCCAAGGCCCAGTCCGTGGCGTAGTGATCGGTAAGCACACCGAGGAAAAAGACCGCCAAGCGGTCAGAGTTCAGGACTACATGAACTACCTGCTCACCGAGCGGATGGTGGAATATCGCTCCGAAACGGAGAAGATGCTGTTCTCGCTGGCTTTGGCAGGCAGTGCTTTCCGCAAGGTCTACTTCGACCCGCAGCTAAATCGCCCGGTGTCGATGTTTGTGCCTGCCGAAGATCTCGTGGTGTCTTATGGAGCCAGCGATTTAGAGACTGCCGAGCGTGTATCGCATGTCATGCGCAAGACGCGCAATGATGTTCGCAAGCTGCAAGTCGGTGGCTTCTATCGCGATATCGATTTAGCTGATCCGGTCAATATCTCCAGCGACATTCGCACCAAAGAGGACGAACTGTCCGGTGTGTCGCCGGGTGGAGAGGGCGATAGCCGGTATCAGATCATTGAAATGCTGGTTGATCTTGATCTTGCAGGGTTTGAAGATCAAGGCGAGGATGGGTCACAGACGGGGATTGCACTGCCTTACGTCGTGACTATCGACAAGAGTTCTCGAAAGATCTTGGCGATTCGTCGCAACTGGGACGAGTCCGATCCACTAAAGAAGAAGCGCGATCATTTTGTGCATTACCGCTATCTGCCGGGGGTGGGCTTCTATGCCTTCGGCCTCATCCACCTGATTGGTGGGTTGGCAAAGAGTGCGACCAGCATCCTGCGGCAGTTGGTGGATGCAGGCACTTTGTCCAACCTTCCTGGTGGCCTCAAGGCGCGTGGTCTTCGCATCAAAGGCGACGACACGCCCATCGCACCGGGTGAGTTCCGCGATGTCGATGTGCCGGGTGGTAGCATCCGCGACAACATCACGTTCCTTCCGTACAAAGAACCTTCGGCGGTTCTCTATAGCCTCCTGAATAACATCATCGATGAGGGTCGGCGGTTTGCCTCCCTTGCCGATATGAAGGTGGCTGACATGAATGCCGAGGCTCCGGTCGGCACCACGCTCGCCATCCTTGAACGCACCATGAAGGTCATGAGTGCAATTCAGGCGAGATTGCATGCCTCGTTCCGACAAGAGCTAAAGCTCCTCTCAGGAATTATCAAGGACTACGACGAACCCGAATATCCTTACGAGGTTGAGGGTGGCGTCGAGATCAAGTCCGAAGATTTCGATGATCGCATCGATGTCATTCCGGTCAGCGATCCCAATGCCAACAGCATGGCGCAGCGAATCATGCAGAGCCAAGCCGCCCTGCAGTTATCCTCCACTGCCCCGCAGCTGTATGACATGAAGGTGCTGCACCGTCAGATGCTCGAAAGCATGGGCATCAAGAATGTCGATGAGATCATCAAGCCGGATGAGTCGGAGACCCCGATTGATCCGGTGCAAGAGAACTCCAACGTGATCAATCAGAAGCCGATCAAGGCTTTTGCGTACCAAGATCATGCGGCTCACATTGCCGTTCACATGTCGCTCTCGCAAAGCCAAGCATTCCAGATGCTGCAGAACACACCGGCATTCCCGGTTATGGCTGCTGCTCTCGATGCGCATGTGCGCGAGCATTTGGCTTTCCAGTATCGCCAAGATGTCGAAAAGCAGATGGGTATCCCGCTGCCAACCGAAGGCGAAGTGCTGCCAGCCGACATCGAAAAGCGCCTCAGCCCACTCATTGCGGCTGCTGCAAGCCAGATGTCGATTGCTCAGGCCAAGATTGCCGAGATGCAGAAGAATCAAGCCCTGCTGCAAGACCCGATTGTCATGCAGAAAGAGAAGGAACTGCAGATTCGCGCTGCGGATGTGCAAAGAAAAGCGCAGGAAGCTGCGGCCAAGCTCGCTCAATCTGCTCAAACCGCTGCGGCTCGCAACGCTATCGAGGTCGAACGCATTCGATCACAAGAGAGAGTTGCACAAGCTGCGGTACAACAGCGTATGATCGACACGGTTATCAGCGCCGAAACGGATCGCAAGCAGATCGACTCTGCCGAGATGCAAAAAGGCGTGGATGTGGGCCTAGAATTAGGTCGTCGTATAACTGGAGAGTAATTTCTCTTGCAAGCTGAACAAGTGCTGGAGTTTTTGAGATCAGAACTCCGCAAATACATGAACGAGTACGCGGATAATGTCGCTACGGGTTCATGCCAAGACTTCGCAGAGTACAAAAGACTGTGCGGAGTAATCGAGGGCTTAGCCCTTGCAGAACGAGAAATCCTGGATATTAAGGATCGTCTCGAAAATAGCTAATGATTTAGCGCAAACGCGGAATGTCTCCGCGCAGTAGAGGTAGTAATGACAAGCATTGCTCTCGTTAATCCGCTTCCAAAAGAAGCGAAATCGCCCCCTGAGAAAAAGGCAACGCAATTGCCTGATCCGAAGGGATACAAGCTCTTGATTGCCCTGCCGGACGTCGAAGAAAAGACTGAAGGTGGCATCCTCAAGGCAACCGAAACGATCCGCAACGAAACAGTAGCCACTGTGGTGGGCTTTGTTTTGAAGCTCGGGCCGGATGCCTACAAGGATGAGAAGCGATTCCCCACTGGTGCCTACTGCAAAGAAGGTGATTGGGTGGTGTTTCGGGCGTACAGCGGTACCCGAGTCAAGATTCACGGCAAGGAATTCCGAATCATCAATGATGACTCGGTTGAGGCCGTGGTGGATGACCCGCGCGGAGTTGAGCGAGTATGAGTGACGAGAACAATGAAGTTGAATCAGTGGCAGAAGATTCTGCCCCCCAGTCCGAAGAAAGCAAATTCTTCGGAATCAAAACCCAAATCCTTCCCCGAGCAGGCGACTCCGACAAAGACGACGAAATCAAGGTCGAAGTCATTGATCCTCGCAAGCCAGAGGATCGCAAGCCAAAGAAGGCAGAGGCCGTAAAGGACTCTGACAACGAATCGGAAGTTGAGAACTACAGTGCGCGAGTTAAGAAGCGCATCGATAAGCTCAAGTACGATTACCACGAGGAACGGCGGCAGCGAGAAGAAGCTGCCCGTTTGCGCGATGAGGCTATCACGTATGCTCAACGAGTGCAGGAAGAGAACAAGCGTCTCTCTGCTCTTGTTACGGACAGCCAAAAAGCGATTCAGCAACAAATTGTGGAGCGAGCTAAAGCTGCCGCTTCACTAGCCGAAGCTGAACTGCGCCGCGCACATGAAGCCGGTGATGCTGATGCGATCGTTAAGGCTCAACAGAGTTTGACCCGCGCACAGCTGACTGAGGCAGCCGCTCCCACTTACGCAAGCCAGATTGCAGCCAAGCTGAAAGAATCTAAGATGGAGCAAGCTCCGCAGCAGAATGTCCTTCAGCAGGCAGCCCAATCAGCGCCAAGACCTGATCCGCGAGCAGCCCGATGGCAGTCAGAGAATCAGTGGTTTGGCAAAGACCCCGAGATGACTAGTTTTGCTTATGGCGTACACCAGAAGCTCATCTCGGAGAATGGCAGTGACTACGCATCAACCGATGAGTACTACGCTGCCATCAACAAAAGAATGCGTCAGGTATTCCCTGACCGTTTTTCGGAGGATGATGAGTCAGATGACTTCGATGCCGATGAGGTAAACGAAGTTGAGACTCGCACTGCGACCCCGAAAAAAGCATCCAAACGGATGCCCGTTGTGGCCCCGGCAACTCGAAATACCGGATCAGCCCCACGCAAAGTGCAGTTGACGGCCACACAAGTTGCCCTCGCCAAGCGACTTGGATTGACTCCTCAACAGTACGCCATGCAAGTTATGAAGGAGATGAAAAATGGCTAATGTGCGCAAACCTCGCGAAATTGAAACTCGTGCTAACGAAACTCGGCCTGAGAGTTGGAAACCCCCTTCGGTTCTACCAGATCCCATCCCGCAAGACGGTTGGGTATTCCGGTGGGTACGCACTGCATCTCTAGGTAACCTAGATAACAAAAACACTTCCATGCGCCTTCGTGAGGGCTGGGAGCCTGTGCGAGCTGAAGATCATCCCGAACTGCAGATCATGTCTGATCACAATTCGGAGTGGGCCAAGCGTGGAGCAATTGAAGTAGGTGGTCTCTTGCTATGCAAGATGCCGGTGGAAAAATCACAAGCTCGCCAGGACTTCTATGCACAGAAGGCCGAGCAGCAGGTGAACTCTATTGACAACAACTACCTGCGTGAAAATGACCCGCGCATGCCGATGCTCAAGCCAGAACGAAAGACGAGAGTCACGTTTGGTGGCGGCAACTAGGAATGGTTCCTGGCAGCCGTCTTTTTAATTTATAGGAGTATCAAGTATGTCTAGCACTGCTACCCCGTATGGGATGCGGCCCGTGGGCGTCCTTGGTGGTCGTCCGGACAACAATGCTTTCAACAGCTACAAGATTGCTAGCGGCTATGCTGCTAACATTTTCTACGGCGACGTTGTGAAGCTGGTGTCCACTGGTGTCGTTGAGAAAGACACCGGAACTTCCACTTTGACCCCGATCGGCGTTTTTGTCGGCTGCCGTTACACGAACCCGACGACCAAGGAACTCACCTTTGCTCAGTACTGGCCGACCGGCACTGTGGCTTCGGATGCGTTTGCCTACGTCGTTGATGATCCGTGGGCAGTCTTCCAGATCCAGTCTGACGAGACGCTCGCTCAGACGGCTTTGGGTAACAATGCGGCTATCGTTCAGACGGCTGGCTCTACCGCTATCGGTAACAGCAAGAACGCTCTGGATGGTTCTACGATCGACACGACCTCGACGCTTCCGCTTCGTATCGTGGCGTTTGTGGATGGCCCCAACAGCGCAGTTGGCGATGCGTACACTGATGTGATTGTTAAGTTCAACAATCACCAGTTGACCACCGCGACTGGCGTTTAACAGGAGTAACTAGCAATGGCAATTTCACGCGCACAGTTGCTCAAGGAACTCCTTCCGGGCCTTAATGCCCTGTTCGGCCTTGAGTACAAGAAGTACGAAGACGAGCATGCGGAGATCTATGAGACGGAAAACTCCGAGCGTTCGTTCGAAGAGGAAGTGAAGCTTTCGGGATTCGGCGCTGCGCCGGTCAAGAACGAAGGCTCCGCGATCTCCTACGACAACGCCCAAGAGTCGTTCACCGCTCGCTACAACCACGAAACGATTGCTATGGGTTTCGCGATCACGGAAGAAGCCATGGAGGACAACCTCTATGACTCGCTCTCGTCGCGTTACACCAAGGCTCTCGCTCGTGCGATGGCGTACACGAAGCAAGTTAAGGCGGCTTACCCGCTGAACGCTGGCTTTAACACGTACCAGTCTGGCGACGGTGTCACGTTGTTCAGCACCTCGCACCCCTTGGTGTCGGGTGGCGTCAACTCCAACCGTCCTGCGACGGGGACTGACCTGAACGAGACGTCGTTGGAAGCGGCAGTCATTCAGATCGCTGACTGGACGGACGAGCGTGGTCTTTTGATCGCTGCCCGTCCGCGCAAGCTCATCGTTCCGCCTGACCTGATGTTCGTGGCTCAGCGTATCCTCGCGACGGAACTCCGTCCGGCGACCGCTGACAACGACATCAACGCCCTGAAGTCGATGGGTGTCATTCCGGAAGGGTTCTCTGTGAACCACTACCTGACTGACACGAACGCTTGGTTCTTGATGACCGACGTGCCGAATGGCATGAAGCACTTTGTCCGTGCGCCGCTTGAGACGAGCATGGATGGAGACTTCGACACCGGCAACGTGCGGTACAAGGCTCGCGAGCGTTATTCGTTCGGTGTGTCTGATCCGCTGGGCATCTTCGGTTCTCCGGGTTCGACCTAAACGGTCTACGAGGAAAGGGGCTTCGGCCCCTTTTCTTTTTGTTTTTTCTGTGCTATACGATTTCTAAATCCGGGGCTTCCCGGTGTGACCGACAGCCGCCCCGGCTGACGACATGCAGACGGTCACACTGAACTCGCATGTGAGGAAAATTTGATGAGCTTTTCCACTTATTCTGGCCCGGTTCGGTCTGGGACTATCAAAGATGGCGCGGCCCAGAACTGCGGCCTTTTGGTGCTGTCCCGGTCGTACAACACGGGTAACTTGACGGGTACGGTGGTAGGCACCACCAACACCAATTCTGGCATTATCATTCCGCAGGGTTCCCAGATCATCAACATTTTTGTTGACCAGATCGTGGCGGCTACCGGCGGCACTACCACCGTTGCGGTGGGCACTTCGTCTGGTGACGCTAGCCTTTTTGCGGCCACCGCTACCACGGCGGGTGGTCGATTTGTTTCTCAGACTACCGCGACCATGCTTGCCTATCAGAACGCCGCCGTTAACGCGGATGTGACGCTGTGGGTGCAGAACGTGGTGGCTACCGCTACGCTGACGGCTGGGCAGTTTGTGGTGACTGTAGTCTACATGCAGCGTGCCCCGAATGGCGCTCAGTTCCCCGCTTCCGCGTAAGGATAACTAACCATGCAGCCTACGGTATACACTATCGAAGGAGTGGGAAACTCTCAGGTTTATGCGCCTGATGGGTACATCTCACCATTTAATGTAGCGTTGGGCGTTACCGTTACGGGTACTGTTTCGTACACTGTTCAGTACACTTTTGATAATGTGTTTGCCAGCACGTTTGATCCTGCTACTGCTAATTGGGTAGATCATCCATCCTTGACAGCGCAGGTTATCACTAAGGATTCCAATATCGCGTACCCAGTGCGAGGTATCCGGTTGACGGTGGCGTCTGGCACGGGCACTACGCGGCTAACGATTATTCAAGCTGGTGGTGGAGGTCGTTCGTGAGTATTTCTACCGATATTACGGGCGGGGGCGGTCAGACCGAGGCTACTCGGTTTCTGGACATGCTGTCGCTAATGTCAAACCCCGAAGTTTACGCTAATAAACTTAAAGTATTAGTTGACGCTACGGAAGAAAATAAAAAATATGTAGAGCTTGTTGCCCCTGCGTCCGAAATTATTGCCCTTCGTAAAACTGTCGAAGATCTTAAAGGCCAAGCACAGAATACTTTAGCTGAAGCAAGCGAAGAAGCGGCGAGCATTAAATCGAAAGCTAAAGAAGAAGCAGATGCTCTACTGGCTTCCACTAAGACCGATTGTGCTAATCGCACTAAAAAAGTTGTGAACGCTGAGTCTGCTTTAGCTGATAAAGTTAAAGAGCTGAATTCTAAACAGAAAACTTTGGAAAACTTGGAAAAAGCTCTATCTGATAAAGAGTCTGATTTAGCTTCAAAGTTAGCCCTTGTAGAATCAATGCGGGCTGAGTGCGATAAAGATAAAGCAGAAACCGAAAACTTTCGTTTGTCGATTATTGAGAAGCATTCCAAGTTTATTGAGAGCTTAAAATGACAGGAATTGTAGATTTTCGTACAGAATTACTGGACGAAAACGGCAATCCAATTACGGCTTTAAATCCGCTCCCGACTACTGGGGGCGGTGGCGGTGGCGGCGGGTCGCTGTCCGACACGGTGTTCGTTGACTCCACCGGCCAGCTTTTTGTTTACCGGGACACGGGTACGGGCACCCCGACTGCGTATTCGATCCCAGCGTGGACAAGCTATTCCCCGACTGCCCCGATAAGCGCACCGGGTGGCGGTGCTGGGGGCGGTACGCTCTCAGACACAGTGTTCGTTGACTCTACGGGCCAGATTTTTGTGTACCGCGACACTGGGCTTGGTGTGCCAACTGCGTATGCAATTCCGGCGTGGACGGTGTACACCCCAAGCGGCGCGGTAACCCAGTCCGGGGCTTCAGAAGAAACGCAGCAGGATATGGTTTTGCTGCTTACCCGGATGTTGAATTATTTCAACGCGCCTATGGGGTATGATAAATCCCAGCAGCGATATCGTCAGACGGCGGTGATTGAATCGGGCACGGTCACCACGGTCAGTACGGTTACCACGGTCACGACAGTTACGACGGTGGGCGCAGTATCATCTTTGAACGCAATGGACGGCTATCAAACCAGAATGCTGATGCTGGATACAAACCGCACGTCGTGGTTTAACTGCGTGCGGACGAGGATTACCTGATGGCGAACACGTTCAAGAAAGTTATCGACCGGCTGGTTTGGGCGCAAGTTACGCCGCTTCCTAATGCTCATGCGGCTGCGGGATGCGTGGCATCAGATTTGCGTAGCGATATTTCGCGCAATCCGTTTGTGTATCAGTTGGTGTCCAACACCATCCTTAACCGGTACAACATTATTTCAAAAGGCTCTGCGTTTGTACTGAACCCGGCGCTTGCGGGCACGTTTGGGGCCGGCGCGTGCATGGCGTTTGCGCCATCTTTTGGTCTGGTGGGTACTATTGCGGCTGGGGCAACTACGACTAGTGTGGTGCTATCGACCCCATTACCCACTGCGCCGGGGTTGAACATGTTGGCAAACCGTGGTGGCTCGGGGGATTACGGGTTCAAGCTCCGCATCATTGACAATGGCGCGGGCGGTTCGGGTAAGACCGCCGAGCGGTACATCGTAGGAAACACGGCCAGCACCACGCCTACGATCAACGTGCTTTCGACGTTTGGTTTTACGCCGGTTTCGGGGTCTCGTTACGAGATTGTAGCTGGGCGCGTGTTTATGTTGGGGGCGGGCGCGGTCGCAGCCAATATATGGCGTAGTTTTGAAGTGGCTACCAACACGCTGTCCACAGGTCTTAGCACGACAAACCTGCCGGCTAGCATTACCACCGATAGCTCGCTGCTGGTGCTAGATGAACAGTACACGCCGTATGACTGTTCCCCCGGCGACGGCATAATCAAGGGCGCGTACAACTACGATACGGGCGTCGTGTCGCGCTACGCGCTGACGGCAACGGCCACTGCCGCTGGCACATTGACCGGCCAAGCCACGCTGGGCGACGCAGTGGTTGCGGCGAACGAGTACCGCAATTTCCAGATTCGGATTGTTGAGGACACCACGAACGTCACGGCTGTTGGTCAGCGACGCATCATTGCCTCGCACACGGCTGGCCCGTCGCCTGTCTACACGCTGGGTACGGCTTGGACTGTCACGCCGAGCGCCACGGCCAAGTACGTCATCGAGTTGCCTAACCTGATGCTGTTAAGATCCACCGCGACGACCACGGTGTACACCTACAACTACACCGATGCCACGATCAACAACGGCACCAACAGCATCGCCACGAACTCGTGGAGCACGACGTATTTCGGCGTGGCCCCTGCGGCCAATGCGGCAGGCGGCATGTGGGCACCGTCGTTTGGGATTCAGCCAGATGCGGCCCGAAATGCGCGGCAGTCGTTTTGCTATTTCTTCCGAGGTGGCGCGGCGACGCTTGATGTGCTGGACATTGCCGGCAGCATCACGGGGACTTGGACTGGCGCGATCACCTACGACGGCTCCCCCGGTGCGTTTCCGGCGACCGGCTCTGGCGGATGCTATTCGCCTTTTGGCCAAGAAGGCCGAATGTTTTACATGAATCTTTATGCGGCATCACAGTCTTCGCAGATTTATCGGTTCGACGTTCAGAACCGTGTGCTTTCGACGTTTACGCCGACTGATTTTCTTCAGACCGGCACCGCCGTGCTTGGTAACCGTGTGGCGTGTTATGTGGCGTTAGATAACACTGACGAGTATGACGTTGTGTTTTTGCTGTCGCATATTACGTCGCAATCGCAAGAATTGGTGGTGCTGGTATGACCGTGCAGGAATTGGTTGAACTTGCTGTGCGGCGGCTAACTTACATTGCCGCGCAACGCTCGCAGGCAGAGCAGATTGGCGATTTGGCGCGGATTCTTCAACTTGAGCAAGAAGCTGCGGACACGCAGGACACGCTTAACAAACTGACGCAGGTAAGCTGATATGGCTAAATCGCCCGCTTGGACTCGTAAAGAAGGCAAGAACCCCGAAGGTGGCTTGAACGCCAAGGGGCGTGCGTCCTACAACAAGGCAAACCCCGGCAAGCCGGGGTTGAAGGCTCCTCAGCCCGAAGGTGGCCCACGCAGGGATTCATTCTGTGCGCGAATGAAGGGTATGAAAAAGAAGCTGACGAGTAAGAAAACCGCCAGTGATCCCAACAGCAGAATCAACAAAAGCCTTCGGGCATGGAATTGTTAGGAGCATATCGTGGCTAAAGATTCAGTAGGCATGAAAGGTCGCGCAGGCACTCAGTCCGGTGTCGCGCCTAAGAATCGTCTTGATTCTCGTATGAGCGAAGTAGACCGAAACATCGCAGATATGAAGGCGGGTAAAGCTCGCCTCACTATTGGCCCAAACGGTAAATTTCAGTTTGTATCTACAACCTCTTCCGCGCCTAAGCCTGCCGCTTCTAAGCCCGCCGCTTCTAAGCCTGCCGTTCCAAAATTTGCCGCTTCTAAAGCTCTTTTGGAAGGTTTCAAAGATGTAGATGAAGCAGAAGTCCCAGATAATTCTGATCGTTCCGCATCTTCGACTAATGCGCTTATGGAAGGATATTCTGGCCGTAAAGGCACTGGGGTTTCTTCCACAAGTATAAAAAATTTTACTAAAGCTAGTAGTCCATCCCCTACGCCGATTAGAAAACGTACCCTTGAAGATTTGCAGAAAGAGGGTAAAGAAACTAAATTTTACAAAGACGCTGTAAACGAAAACAAAGACAAGCTAAAAGAAGATATGGCAAATGTTGCTCTGACTGGCGCGTCTTTACTTGGCCCCGGTATGGCGTTAAGAGGTGCTCGCGCAGGTTATAATGCTTATAAAGGGTACAAAGCTGCAAGAGCCGCTGGGAATGCCGCTAGAACGGTTGAAGGAACGTTTTTACCGCGAGAAACTGCAAGACTTTCTGGCCCGCGGGTTGCAGGGGTACAAAATAGGCTTTCTGGCCCCAAACCAACTCCTTCGTCGCCGAAACCTGATACCGTGTATGTTAATCCGCGAGGTGAGGCTTCTGGAAGCAGGACTGCTGTTGGCACAAAACAATTGCCTGCACCGTACAAAAAACCAAAGCCATCTGTCCCTAAACGCCGAGAAGTTATTCGGATAAACGAAAAAGGGGACGAAGTTTATTCCATTTACAATAATTACAAAAAAGGCGGTAAAGTGAAAAAGTTTGCCAAAGGTGGAATTTCTGGTGACCCGGACATGGGTAGCTCCACAGATCAGTCCAAAGACCCTGAGTTCCGTAAGAAAATGCTGAAAGACCAAATCTCCGGTGACCCGGATATGGGTAGCTCTAAGGACGAATCGAAAAGTCCTTCGTTCCGTAAAAAAATGCTGGGCGGCGAAAAGAAGTACGCCGCTGGCGGTAAAGTGAAGAAGATGGCGGGTGGCGGCATGTTTGGCAGTGTACCTGTGGGTGCTGCCAAGCCTCCTTATGGTGGCCCGCGCCCCGGTTCGGTACAGCCAAAACCCTCTATGGGTGGTAAGCCTCCTTACACTGGCCCGCGCCCCGGTTCGGCACAGCCAAAACCCCCTGCGGTCAGCCCCGGCATTCGGAA